TTGTCGCGGCCGACGAATTCGATGCACGCAGCTGGGCCTCGCTCCTCGCTGAATACACGGCGGGGCGGGGCGCGGCCCGCTGGGGCTCCGGGCCGGGCTGGGCGAGCGGCTGCTGCGCTACCTCGGCCTGTTCCGCCCGCGCGAGCGCGCCCTGAGCTGGGACCGCGCCGCCCGGCTGTTGGGCGAGCTGAACGAAGCCGTCAGCGCCGCCCAAATCGAGCGCGACGGCCGGACGCATCCCGCGCCGGTCGAGTACTGGAAAGCCGCCATCGACCAGATGCTGGACAACCGCGACAAGCTGTCGCTCCCGCTCAAAAGCCACGGCTACCTGTACGAAATCATCGCCGGCCTGGGCCAGCGCGCCGGCGAAAAACGGGCCGCGCGCCAAGAGGTGGCCGAGGAGCGCGAGCGCGCCCGCGAGGGCGAACGCCAGGGCCTGATGCGGCGCGCCGGCGCGCCGACGGCGGCAGGCGTGATTGAAACGCCAAACGGCGCGCGAATCGACGAATCAACCGGCGAAATTCTCACCGAACAGCGCCCGACGCGCGTCCCGCCGCCGCCGGAATTTAGAGCGCTGGTCGCCAAACTGAAAGGAAAAACTGATGATCCGCCAGGTCAAACCGCAGAAAGCCCGCTCTAAACCGTTGTCCGATGTTCGCTGTCCGGCGTGTCGGCTCAATTTTTCGATGCCCGTCAAGGAAAACGTCTTCGAGGCGCGCATCGCCTGCCCACACTGCCGGGAGTGGCTGGTCGTCACGCTGGGGGTGCGGTATCCCATCGCTCGCACGGAGGCTAAGACCGCTCCGCCGAGGCGCGCCGGATGCTAAAAGTCTTGTGCCGTCTGAACTGGCATCGCTGGATGGTGATCCAAGGCGTCTACGGCGTGGCGTCGGTGTCCACCTGCCTGCGGTGCGGGGCCGTCGAGATCCGTCGCATCCCCAAACCGCCGCCCGCATTCTGCGAGATCGCTGGAACGGGTGGTGCATCCGATACACATCGAAAATCAAGACTTTAAGGTTTTGCTCAAATTTGAGCAAAACCCCAAAGGGGGCCAGCCCGCCAAGGAATTGGCAATGGTCGAGCGCACCGACCGCAATCCGCTTGACCCCACCCCCGCGCGGGTATACGCTTGATCTCGGAGCGCAGAAACTCCTCACTTGGCGGTACCCGCACCCGAAAGACCTGCGGTTTTTTTGTGCCCCCCGATCAACGGTCGGGAGGGGGCGTGAATACCCGAATAGCGCCCGCCGTCCAAGTGCGGTTCTGAACCTCCCGGCCGCCCTACTGCCTAGGGTTTTCAGAGTCACTTGGAGTTAGTTATGGCTAACAATCTTATCTCCCTCGCCCTCGTTGACGGCGAACCCCGCGTCGATTCCCGCCTCATCGCTGCCGAACTGGGTGTCGCCCACAAGAACGCCCGCTCCCTTGTGGATAACTATTTGGAAGAGTTTCAGGAGTTTGGACAACTTCCGTTTGAAACGGAAGTTGTGTATGGTCATCAAGGTGGCGGAAATCCGACCAAGTTCTATCTCCTCAACGAAGACCAGACCTACTTTTTGATGACCCTGGTGCGCAACACCGACGAAGCGGTCCACCTCAAAAAACGCCTGGTCAAAGCCTTCGCCCGATATCGGCTGGCGCATTCCCCCGACCCGCGTCACGTCGAAGAGCAGTGCGCCGATCTCCAGGCCCAACTGGCGGCCTGCCACGCCGAACTGCTCAAGCTCAAACCGCTGTGGGGCAAAGTCGCCCGCTACAAAAAGCTCGGTCTCACCCACGGCGAAATCGGCCTGCTGGTCGGGCGCAGCCGCGACCGTGCCCGCCGTCACGTACGGCGGCTCGAAGCCTGCGGCCTGCTCCCGGTGTTCGAATCCCCCCAACTCTCGCTGCTGGAGGGCTGAGCCATGAATGCCGACCGTCAAACCGCCGACCGTTCCGAATGGCGGATGAAAGCCGCCCAGCGCCGCCGCGCCGAGCATCAAACCCGGCGCGAGCAAGCCCGCCAGCAGCGCCAGCGCCTGCGCGAGTGCTTGCGGTTTTGGGGTCTGAGCGAACCGGACGAGAGGGCCGCGCCGTGAGCGACGTCATCGATCTCGACCCCGAAACCCGCCGCCTGCGCGCCCTCAAAGCCAAAGTCGTCCGGGTCTTCCAAGAGGCCGACGCCGAAACCCGCGAAACCCGGCTCGCCGCGCTGCTGGACCGGCTCGAAACCCTGCTGGACCGCCTGGACCGGGCCAGGGCGCCCTGAACCGGGCAAGACGCAACATCTTGTAGTATCATGGCGCGCGATCCACCAGAGGTTGCGCGCCATGCCCGATCTAAACCTCCCCGAGCAATACCCCGAAATCCTCGCCGACCTGGCCGGCCTGGCGCTCGCCCGCGCCCTGGAATACCTCCCCGGCGAGCGGGCCGAAACCCTGGCCATCGAACTGGCCGAAGACGTGCGCCTCAAATTCGGCGGCGCGCTGATCTACATCCCCAAGGGCTGCGCCGCCGACCGCGAAGGCCGCAACGCCGCCATCTGGCGCGACTTCAACGGCCGCAACCACGCCGCGCTCGCCCGCAAATACGGGCTGGCGCTGGCCACCGTCTACGACATCCTCGCGCGCGAGCGCGCCGCCCGCCAACCCGGCCTGTTCAGCTGATTCCAGCGCGCTTTTAAGCCGGCTGAGTAGCCCCTCGCCAACGCGAAATGGCACGCTCCGGGACACCTTACCCGGAGCCGCCATGTCCCTCGAAGACCACGCCGAACGCATCGATCAAGCCGCCCGCCGCCACGCCCTGCCCGTCGCTCTGGTCCGCGCCATCGTCCGGGTGGAAAGCGCCGGCAACCCCTGGGCGGCGCGCTACGAGCCGGGGTTTTACGACCGCTACGTCGCGCCCAAACCCGTCCGCGCCCGCGCCCCGTGCAGCGAGCAGACCGAATCCCGCCTGCGGGCGTGCTCCTTCGGCCTGATGCAGATCATGGGCGCGACCGCCCGCGATATCGGCTTCGACGGCGTGTTCCTCACCGAACTGCTCGACCCCGACACCAACCTCGAACACGGCTGCCGCTACCTCGCCAAGCTCGCTCACTTGCACAGCGCCCGCCTCGGGTATGAAGCCGTCGCCGCCGCCTACAACGCCGGCCGGCCCCGCATGACCGAGCGCGGCGAGTGGATCAACCAGGGCTACGTCGACAAAATCCGCGCCGCCGGAGGGCTGGCGTGAGCGGGCGCAAAGAAACCAAGCTCGCCAAAAAGCTGCGGGCGCGGGCGGGGGCGGACGGGTTATCGCCGGACCATCCCCTGTATATCAGCGCCGCCGCCCTCGATACCGCCGCCGCCAAAGCGTTCGACCCGGACGCCCCGGCAGGGGCGCACGCCGCGTTCACGGCGGCGGAAAAAGACGCTCACGCCCTGTTCCGCCGCTACCGGCAGGGTTCCCGGCGATGACGCCGTTCCTCCTTTTCCTACGCCGGCTCGACGCGCTCGCGCGAGCGGACGCCCGCGCCGCCCTGGCGCCGTGGGCCGCGCCGCCGGGCGCGATTTACGCCAACCCCCGGCTGAACGAAGTGCAGCTCGACATCGCCGGCTACCTCAACTTCGGCCCGGTCCGGCTCCACGAACTGGAGCTGGACCTGTACGGCTGCCTCGATTCGGACTTGCTGTGATGAACGCCAAACGGTTGATGGTGATGGGGGCCCTCGCGCTGTCGGCCGCCGGTGCCGCCGGCGCGCAGACGATCAACAACCCGTGGTCCTTCGCCTGGGACCCGCATCCGGAGGCCGCGAAAGTCGCCTATTTCGAACTTGAAATCTGCGTCGGCAGCGCCTGCAAAATCACCGAAATCCCCGGCGGGACCGCCACCGGCGCGCGCGATATCGCGGTCGATCCCGCGCTCCAGGGCGACGGGACCGCCGTCGCCCGCGCCTGCGACGCGCGACGGACCTGCTCCGCCGACAGCAATACCGTCGCCTTGGATCGGACCCCGCCCCAGGCTCCGCCGAGGGTGTGGATCGCCGAGTGAAGCACCGCGGGTTTCCGGCCGCCCCGCTTTTTAAATCGCGGCCGACACCATTGTTTTTTGGAGTCGTTATGGCCCTGTTAAAGCCGCAAGGCAAAATCAAATGGACCGCCAGCACCTCGGCGGATGTCGTCGGGTACGCCATCTACCAGTCGACCGACGGGAACCCTCCCACCTACGACAGCGCCTCGGCGGATGTCGGCAACGTCACCGAAGTGTCGTTGCCCATCGACGGCTTGCCCGGCGTCGAAGGTGAAGTGATGTTCGCCGTCGCCGCCATCGACGGCGCCGGCAACCGCTCGGACTTGGCCGTGATCGAAACCCCGGTGCTGGTCGACGTGACCGCGCCCGAGCCGCCGACCGCCCCGGAGTTCAGCCGGGATTTCTAGCCGCCCTCGCGTTCCAGCAGGCGCTGGCGCTGGCCAGCGTCTGCCGGGTGCTCGAACGGATCACGGGGGCGATGCCATGAGCGGCGCGGGTGGGGTCGGCTGGGGAAGCCTGCTGCGCCCGCGCGACGCGCGGGGTCGAGAAAGCCGCACGCTGGCGCTCGTCGGCGTCAGCTGGCTGCTGGTCACCGCCAAATTCATCCTGGACAGCTTCGGCCCGCCGGTCGGGTTTGGGCCTTACGGAGCGGCGGTGTCGCCGGTCGACTACGCGGCGGCCACGGCGGCGTTGCTGGCGGTCTGGCTCGGCCGCGAATGGATCGACAGGAGGGACAGCGATGTTTGACGGGCTTTTGAACTGGTTCATCGGCGGCGCGGCGACGCTGGGCATGGGCTTGATCGCCTGGCTCGGCGCCAAGAACGCCTGGCGCGAACGGCGCGAGCGGCGCGGGCGCGACGCCCGGCTAGACGCCGAAAAACAGCTGGTCGAAACCGCCCTGCGCAAGCTTCGCGAAACCCAAAAGCGCTACGCCGAACAGCCGCCCGCGCGGCCCGGCCGGCGCGACGACTTCGAGAAGGCCGAATGACGCGCTTCCCGCCGGTGCTGTTAGGTCTCGCGCTGGCCGGCTGCGGCGCGCCCCGGATCGAGTACCGGCCGATACCGGCCGCGCTGATCCCGGAAAAGCCCGCGCTGCCGACCGTGACCGCCGCCGAACTGCGCTGCCTGTCGGACGACGCCTACCTCCGGCTGGCGGCGCGCGAGCGCCTGCGCGCGCGGGAAAGCGCCGAACTGCGCGCCCTGCTGGGAGACCCGCCATGACCGTGCAAATCGAACTGGCCTGGCTGCTCGGGACCATCCTCACCATCAATGTCGCCGTCGCCGGGTTCTTGTGGCGGCAGATGCAGCGGATCGAAGAAAAGCAAGAGGAGCGCGCGAAGCGGGAAGAGGCCGAACGCAAGACGTGGCAAACCGCGTGGACCGATCTTTTGAACCGGCACATGGAGCACGAAGAAAAGGAGTTCGACCGCCTGCGCGCCTTGCAGATCAGCTTCGTCGCCATCCAAGAAAAGGCCATGAGCTACGTCTCGCAGGACGATCTGGAGCGGGCGCTCAAGCCGCTGCGCGAGGCCATCGAAAAGATCGAGCGAATCGTCGACGCGCGCAAGTTCCGGCGCGAAGACCCGGTCAGCGGGAGAGCGCCTTAATGCCGCCCCCGCGCAAAGTCGATCTGCTGCCGGAAGCCCTGCGCCGCGAGCTGGACGACCGCCTGGTCAAAAACGGCTTCGGCGGCTATCACGCGCTCAAGTCCTGGCTCCTTTTTCACGGTTACGAGATCAGCGTCGCCGTGTTGCAAAAGCACGGCGTCAAGCTCAAGCGCGACTTCCAAAAAGTCCGCGACCGGCTGGCGATGGCGCAAAACATGCTCATCCAGATGCCCGACGACGCCGAAAACGCCCTGGACAAGTTCAACGCCATCACCCTGCGCGACATGATCAGCGAGGTGGTGAGCAACATTCAGGACTTCGACGCCGAAAGCGGCGATCTGAGCGCGCAAATCAAGCTGATCGCGTCGCTCTCGCTCACCCAGTCCCGCCTGAGCCGCGCGGCCGTCAACCGCCAAAAATGGACCGAGGAACTGCGCGCCCGCGCCGCCGCCGCCGCCGAGGCGGTCGATAAAATCGCCCAAAAAAGCGGCCTGCGCGCGGAAACCGCCGCCGAAATCCGCCGCGACATCCTGGGAATCGCCGGGTGAGCGCCGCGCCCGCCGCCGTCCCGCCGGTGCTGTTGCCCTACCAGCAGCGCTGGCTCGCCGACCGGCGGCCGTTCAAGATCGGCGAAAAATCCCGCCGCACCGGTTTGACCTGGGCCGAAGCCGCCGACGACGTGCTCACCGCCGCCAGCGCCCGCGAGGCCGGCGGCCAAAACGTTTATTACATCGCCTACAACCAGGATATGACCCTGGAATATATTCTGGCCTGCGCGCAGTGGGCGCGGGCCTTCGACTACGCCGCCGGCGAGATCGAAAAAAGTATCTGGCCCGACCCCGGCGAGCGCGACCGCGACATCCTCACCTACTCGATTCACTTTCCCAGCGGCTTCAGGATCGTGGCCCTGTCCAGCCGGCCGACCAACCTGCGCGGCAAGCAGGGCGTGGTGGTCATCGACGAAGCCGCGCACCACGACCGGCTCGACGAACTGCTTAAAGCGGCGCTGGCCCTGTTGATCTGGGGCGGCGCGGTGCGGGTGATCTCCACCCACAACGGCGCGGAAAACGCCTTCAACCAGCTGGTCAACGACGCCCGCGCCGGCCGGCTCGGCGAAACCGGCGTCCACCGCATCGAATTCCGCCAGGCCGTGGCCGACGGGCTGTACCGGCGGGTATGCCCCAGGCACGGGCCCGCCGCTCGCGTCGC